CCTTGTCCACTATAATTTTGACACACGAAACAATAGGTGCTTCCGTCATCGTTGGTGGCTGCTCCGTCACTTGACCCACACTTGCTACAGGGTTGGTGCGTTTCTGTGAAAGCCATGTCTTCGGTATAATTTTATCTGCATATGTTATTCCTTTCTTATCGCACCAACGAGCGTAAGTGGTGTCGCTTCCCTTCCGTATCTTGTTCGCAGCGTTCATAAACACCATTCGTATATCTAGGTGTGGATGTTGCTCACGTACTAACAGATGTTTGGTTCTGTCCTCGACCGTCCAAACTCCCTTTGCCTCGATGATAATACCATTAGGCAAGATGAAGTCTGGTGTGTAGGTTGATACTTTACGGTACTCTATCTTTAGTGTCTCGTATTCGAAGTCGACACCACTACGCTGTAATTGGTTGGCTAATTTAGATTCGAAACCTGAACGATAACGGTTATTAGAAGTTCGCTGTGACTTCTGTCTCGCTCGTTTCTTCCGCATCGAATACTTGGTCTAGGGTTTCTCCTCCGTTAGCTACGAATCCTTCTTCACTTGTGAATCCGAATGCATCAGCTGCCATCGCGCTGACTCCACCGTTCTGTAACTCTATTACTTGAACAGCTTGCAGATCAAACGATACACCAAACCCTGCCATAGCTGTGTACCAAAACCTCGGACGAATAGCCATGTTAACTTTACTACCACCCCATACTTTAACATCTTCAGGTAAAGGTTTGCCTTGGCTATCGAACAACGCAATGGACAGGCTGTAAGTTGTTCCGTCTTTGCGTCTGCCTCCGGCTTTTAACTTAGACTTAACAAGCGTACCTTCATCTGTCTCAGTAATAGGTAATCCTTTCTGTTCAATCTTCTTACCAGCGTGTTGTTCCTGTACTTGTTTCAACTCCTCTTCGTACAACGGACGTATCGTGTTTTGTAACATCTCAGCTTCCTCTTTACTAACAATCAAATCACAGCTGTACGATCCAAACTCAGGCTCAAACCGTTTGTTCGGTTCATTCAGGTGACAGTACTTAGCTGTGCCTTTTACTTTTATTACTGGGTGTTTCTTTCTACTTTGTATACTCATATTTCTCTTAGTGTTTTTATCGGTGTTAAGACAGCAGGTACATTGCTCGATCTATTTGCGAGACGTCAAGCGTCCCAAGTTCAGGCAGGTCAGGCAACTTTGCTGTCGGGTGTTGATTCAATAACTCACATCTGAACTCTGCTAGTAAGTCAATTGAAAAGAAATTCTTGTATGTTTTTCGTACATCTTGGTGTACTTTTTTTGCGTTACAGGCGTGGCTTATAAAGCAGTCGTGAACAAAGCCCATGTCGTACGCCATACCGTACGCTAATCGGTGGACAACAGCTGCGTCTATTCCGTGTATAAAGTTAGCAGTGATTCCTTTGCGTTGTTCCTTTGGGTCGATCTCGTCTGTGTCGTCCTCCAGTTCAACCGTTGTTGATATGTTACCGACTATTGTACGACACTGTAATCGTTTCGTTTTTGTCAGTCCTTGTACAACTTTGTATCCACTCGGTGTCGTCCATCTGATTATCTGATTTCCTATTGCATTGGCACAACCACGTAAGAACTTCTGTATACGGACAACACTTTCTAACTCCTCCCGTGCTACCGTGTTGAACTGTTCGGCTAGGTAATTGATAGCGTCGATGTTCTCGCCCTCTTGAAACGGATGGTTGTCCCCAATAATACTTAAGAAGTTACTAAGCACGTGATAGTACGACTGACCGTATGGTTTATTCATTACCGCAGCTTTAGCCATAGCTCTTGTCACTCCGTACTTGAACCATTCAGATGCTATATAACTCTCACTTGACTGCTCCTTCAAACGTTCGTACACAAGGTCAGCAATGTACTGGTACATATCTCCAACTGGTTGGTCAGGTACAAGGTTGCAGTGCTTGGCGTGACGTGTATCCCGTAGTAACAAATGTAATATCTGCATACCGTTATTACTACAGTCCATACGTACAGGAAAGTGTGACACGTAACCGTATCCCTCTTTTGTAAACTGTTGATACTCAAGACAAAACGCTAGGAATCCAAACGGTTCACTCGCTTCCATCCACCAGTCGTTAGTCATCGGGTCTTCTGCTGTCTCAAGGAACCACTTCTGATGTTTACCTACCCAATGCAAGCGTTCTTCAATGCTACCCTTTACTCCCCATGCATTAGCTCCGTGGATCAACAGTCGTTCAAGGTCGTCTTCATCCATAACCTGTTGACCATCACCGAATAACAAAAGACCACGTGCTAAGTCGTTACCTTGTGGGTGCAGATAAGCTGGCATATAGTATACCCTGCCTCTGTAGTCTACTCGTGCAGGAAAGTAAACATCGTCCCATTCCTTATACTTCTTAGCTAGGTGTAGGATTTTAGCGTGTTGTAGCCTTTTGCTACGGTTACTTTCATTGCGACGTCGTATCTTGTCCTGTTTAAACTTCCACTCACGTAATTCTTCAGGTCGTTCGTGTCCGTTCTCTAAATATGGTTGCAAAGGTATCTCATGGAAGTCAAAGACCCTTTCTAGTTCGTAACACTTTAGAGCAATATCTAAAATCTTCGTGTTAATTTTCCACTTTACCTGCTGAATGTTATTCACGGACACGTAAAGATTCTTCATGCTTGCAAACTCGTAGTTGCTACCGTTCGGTCGGTTCATTACAAACGGATCGTTAAAGCTTTCGTATCCTCCGCTGTAAAAGTCTACCCAGTCTCTCGGTTTTGTCGGCAACGCCATACGCATCGGGTCAAGCATCTCTTTCCATGTATCAAACCGTCGTACCCAATCGCTGAACTTAGCAGACAACACTACGTCCTTGCGTAGCTTCTTACCAAATCGTTCCATCCTGAACTCTATCAGTCCAGTGTGTCGTTCTATCTCTCCCAACAACCACGCACCAAGTGATACCTTCAACCGTTTCTCCCAACACGTAAACCGTCGGTTATTCTTTTCAACATTATAAAACCGTTGCATCTTTGACCGTTTACTCTTTGTTTTTTGTACGCTGAACATCTTATTCTTTGCCACCGTGTGTTCTGCTACCCGTTGTCTTGCTACCTCTTCAAATGCTTTCCCTACTTCCGCTGCCAGCCGACTGAAGTGACGGGTCTCTGCGTACATCTTATCAAGCACGGTCTTCAACGCTATCTGTGCTACCATTTGTGGGTGAAAGTCGGCTATGTAACACAACCAAATCGGCATTGACGGACTGTCGTCACTAACAAATCGGTTAAAGAAGTCTTCAATAGGGTCGGCTAACTGTGGTGCAAGCTTACTTAACACACGCTTACTGCTGTCCAACTCACTGCCACGCTCACTCTCTTTATAGAACTGTTGGAACTGGCGATAGGTAGCTCGTCCCCATCGTTTCATCTCGGCTTCGATTGCGTTCACTTTACTTCTTTTGTCAGTCGTTCTCGTTCGTCTGCATTCATGTGGCAAAACCAAGTCCTAGGACGAACACGAGGTCGGTCACTGCGTACAACATTCAACTCACTATCGTAACACAACTCATTATTACTCCAAAACAAGTCGTACCCTTTCGTGACCTGTGCAGATATGGACTCGTCTAAATGTTCCATAACTTCCTCGTGTTCGTCCGTTTCGTCCATCTCAGTAGTTTGTTTGTTCAGTTAGATTTGTAATAACCAATTGGTACGAGTATTTGGTCTCTTAATTTTTTGGCTTTCTTTTTGCATTTTGTTCTTAAACTCTTCCTCACTCTTTTTTTAGTCTTTGGGTGTGTGTAGCAAATAAACCAAGTTCCATTATTAAGCCAAAGGTTTTGATCATATCGTCTTTTCCTGTAATATCCGAGTCTATCTTTAAGAGTATCAACAAAACCTAGGTAATCCGTGTCTACCATTCGTTCAGCCCAAAACCTTTTAGCTGCTTTTGTGACAGGACTTTTAGATAAAGCAATCACCATAGCACCGTAATCACTGCAAGTTATCCTAGAATCATCTGTCTTCATGTTGTTGAATCAAATACAGTTCGTACAAATCTTTAAGTTCTTCTCGTTCTTCGTCGGTTAATCCGTCGTCATCCTCGTAGTCAAGGAAGCTAGTTAGCCAGCTATCGTAGTCTCTCATATTAAAATACTTTAGGTGGATGATTACCTTCAGGGATGGTTAAGCGTTTCATAGACTTACCTTTTACCCACTTATTCCAAACAGCTATGCCTCCGAATATAATGTGACGGTGCGGTATTTGTTGTATACCTTTTTCAGTCTGTCTTGCGTAGCTTCTGTTGATAAAGTTTCTGAACGCAAATACTGGATCACCCTCACTCAGGTTTAATCCTTTCAATAGCTTACTCACGATAAATTGTTCAACACATTTACCGCTTTTTGTATTTAAGGATAAGTGATAATGAAGAACGCCAACAGGTACTTTTGGTACTTTAAAATAGTGCTTATGCTTATCAACCAAATGACAGGAATAATCTACACCGACTTCTCCATTATATTTATCATACACTTCCTGTATTTCATACGGCTGTATAGTTTTTCGTTGAGCACCACCAGTCGTATCAGTCAAACCTTGCTTGCTGTTCATCTTTTCTAGAACTTGTAACACCTGAGCCATCGTCTTTGTGTTTGAGTGACCTGCTATGGCTAATACATCTGCATTAGAACGCTTGTGACCTTGGTCGTATGTTTCAAACATATCATGGTCAGCGTGGAAATGAGCAAATCCTTTAAAAGGTTCTCCACTCATAATACACGCCAACATTCTATGCTGTCCGTCCTCCAGTTTACCCTCGCAAAAACTTATAGTTGTGCATGGCTTCCACTTACCTTCAGACATGGCTTTGGCGTATCTACTCACCATGCCTTGGTTTATTGGTCGGTTAGTTTGTCTTTTATTGAATATCTCCTGAGCTTCTTCAGGTTCTATTTCAACATATGGATTAGATTTTTGGTCTATTACTTTCATATCGGTTTTCTTTTTTTGGGTTGTTATTTTGTTTCGTCATTTTTCACGGACACGTACAAGTCATGTCTGTCATTGTTTACCTTGTCAAGTAGCTTCTGCAACTCTAGATAAAGAGGGAAGAATCGGTTATCAGGGTCTATAAAATCCCCTCCCATCTCATGCTGGTGAATCCAGTACATTAACTCTTCAATCATAATTGTCGGTTCTAAAGTTATCTCTCGGCTCATTATAACGCTATCCGTTTAAAGGTTGAAGTGTCGGTATGTACGCACCCGTCATCGGTTGAATGGTAAGTGTCGTAACAAGTAACAATCCACTCGCCATTCTTGTAATCGTCGTCTTGCCAGATGTTAAAGTCAACAAACCCATCAGGTGTTTCGATAGAGTCCCAATGGTCGGTTGAAGGGTCGGTTGAATTGATGTGCTGTTTTGCACGGACACGTATGTTTTCTTTTATTTCTTCGGTTAGGTTGAATTTCATATATCGGTTTTTTGATTGGTTGGTTTATTAATCGGAATACAACATTGAAATGCATAGGATCGCAATGAATGCAATACAGAGTAGTGTTATCATTGACATTGGTCGGTTTCCTCCGGTTCGTTATCAGCTTCGGTTTGTTTGATGCAACCTATTTTAATGATTGCACTCGGTTTAAAGCATAGATCAGCTAGGCAGTCTACACATATATCTTCGCCCTCGTTTTCCGAGCCTTGAAGCGTTAAGCCACAGTGTTTGCAGACGGCAGTCGCTTTGCTCCCATCGCACTTACTCGCTTTGCTCGGTAACTGCTCTTGTTTATTCGCTGTCATGCCAGTTCTTTATGGCTTCCCTGCATTCGTAGTTTATAAAGTCATTATGGAAGTCATCAACAAGACAATCTAAATCTGACTCGGTTGCGTCTTCATGTACGGTCTTAATAAGTTTACGGACAAGTAAGTCCAAGGTTTTTTGTTCTTCAGTATTCATTTTTAGTCATTTTTCGGTTCAATAAAACTTACCATTGCTTCGTCCTTCCAAGTGCCACTTATTTCTTCGTCATTGTCGAGTGCA